GGCGGTAAATCTGAAACGTCGTCTCGCTTTTCTCATCTTCTCAGTTAGCGTATATCCGTCTATATTCATCACACTTATAAAGTCTATCGCGCTACATAATAACTACAAATCCTTATCCCTATGGACCGCCCCACTTTAAGGACGGAGCAATAACAAATAAAGTTCTTTTCTTCTCCGCCGTTCCGACACGTCCGGCAATCGCTTTTGTGTACCTGTGTTGTTTTCTTCGCCATTTTATACCTCCTTTATTCTGATTCCATGAACGTAAAGCATGAGCTTCCGTTTGATTATATACTCCTTTGTTCGAACTCCTTTCGTATCCTCAACGACATACTCGCCATCTCGATAATAAACGAAGTCTGCGATATAGTAAACGCCTCGTTCTAGAAGTTCCTTTTTACGCAGCATCTTCCGCACTCCCTGCACTTCATAGAAACGATATTGGGGCGAAATAAGCTCGTATTTTACTTGCTCTTGCAATCTGGTTATAATCCCCTTCTTTTCGAGTAGTTTCAACTCCTTAGCGCGCCGATACTCCTTTTTAGAGTCGTATCCCTCTATCTTTACATTGTTATACTTTGCCATGTCTTTATTTGGGTTTGTGAATGTGGATAAGCTCGGATTTGAACCGAGATTTGTCGCAGACCGCTTGCGAACGTCCGTCACGATCGGAACCAATTCCACGCACTAGGGTGGAGCGTTTACCAATTCCGCCACTTATCCGATTTGCCGGGACTTTCACCCGACTTATTATTAGAATTTAAGAGAATCAGCCGCAAGGGAATCACATTTGTATACATGGTATCCATTGCCCGAAATACTTCTTAAAAAATAGACATTGCCTTTGGCATCTTTAACCAAATGGTTATTTAATCCATTCCGATCACACGAGAACAGGCAAAGAGCCATTAAAACAAACAGAATCTTTCTCATTTACTTTCTCCCTCCTTTACTCCATATGGGTAGACATCTACAATCGCCGTTTCTTTCAACGAAATCGAAGAATAATCCGCCATCGTTCCTTTCATACCTTCGTCGAGTTTCTTCATTGCGTCGTGAATGTCTGCGGCTTGTACCAGAACATTCGTATAAGTCCGCTTTTCTTTGCCGCTTACTTCGTCCTCCGTAATAAAAGCGAGTCGTCCGGCATACCATTTATCGGAAGAATCTTCTTCGCTCGTAAATATCTCGCTATAATGTGCGCGGGAAATATCGGACACTGTAAACTCACCGGAGATAAACGGAGTCATTTCTTCGGTTATTCGCGCTTCTGCTTCAGTAAAACTTAGCGCATCTACTAAATACGGTTCTGTTACTTTCTTTTGCATTCCGTTTTCCATTACTTTCTCGTAACGGATTTTTGTTAAAAACCAATTGTGCATAATTTCGTGTTTATTAAAGCGTTTATAAAAAATGTGATTAATCGTGTTGTGTTAGTGTTGTGACGGTTATTTCTTTGTCAGTTTGCGTATTTCTTTCCGTAGCTTATAAATCTGATTTTTGATCGGTACGCTGTTTTTCGCATCCGGCTTTAACGCTTCGATCTGTATCTTTAATTCTAGGACCGATTTTGCCTTATCGACACAATCAAGTAAATCCAGACCGGAACGAATAGATTCGTCTATCATTTCACTAGCTAACCGGATACGGTCATAGAGTTTCTTTATATTCTCCACATGATCGGCGCGATTCATTTCAAGTATCCGACCGTCGTTCACGTAGCCATCATAAATGACATAATACAACTTATCTACGTCCGGGCGACCGAGGAAATGACCGAGGAACTGCCAATAGTATTCATCTTTTTCGTCGATGGTATTCCCGAATTGCAGAGATTCGATTTTACCCTGCGACATCGGGCATTTGATTTCGCCTAGAGCGATAACTTTCCCGTCGAATCCATACACATAGAAATCGGGTGAATCTCCGAACCCTTCAAACGGTTCATTGAAAACAATGTCTTTAAAATCGGTTGTACACGATTTGATTTCATTCATTAGTTGGGTCCTCACCCACTCGACCGCTAGCGGTTCGTTTTCGTGTCCCCAATCAAACGCTTTATTACTTCCGTTTTCCCGTATCGTCCCGGTCCTGCGTTCGTATCGTACTAAATACATCGCATCAAACGCACCCTTACCAAACGGACAACCTTTGCCCGCTTTCATTAAATCGGGAAGCGTAGAGGCAGTTATTTTGCCTCGTCTCCTTTCCTTCCATTCGATTTCCTTTTGCTCACTTGATTTCATGTGCTACTAATTCTTTGATTTGTTCTTTTGTTAGTTTGTATTTCATTTGGACTTGCGCAACTGTATAGCCGCCCGCCAATGCGTCTAGAATGTTTTTCCAGATCACCGATCCAGTTTCAACCGTAGGCAATGAGTTTTCAACTTTCGGGATGAATGGACGAATACGGAGCGAATCAACTTTTTCGCCGAAAGCGTCCACCATTACCGCGCCTATCTGAATTTGCTTGTTTATCCATTCCTCGAAATTCGGTGTTTTGAAAATCTTCGTCATAGTTTTGCAGTTCGTCCGGTTGAGGATCATCGGTTTTACATTCTCGAAGAAGTAAGCGACGAAGCATTCTTCTTTCTTTCCAGACGCACCGACTACCTGTTCTCTTTTCGTTTCACGGATGGTGAGAACTATATCTTTTCCGTCCGGTAGGCTGTAAGCGCCTAGATAGTCATAATTGAATTGAGTTTTCCAATGTGTCATACCGTGCATTATTTATAATTTAACTATTCTATTTGTTTATGATATGTAATATCTTCCATTGTGCCTGCAATAGCTAGTATTGTTTTAATCTTTTCGAAGTCTATAGGCTTTTTAGCTTCTTCCTTATTTTCATCATCTGAATGCCCCCAAATACCATGCTTTTGAACATAAGCACTAACCAAACTACCCATTATTTTTTCACGTTCCTTTTTAAATTGGGAGGAATGAAATTCAAATAAAGACATCAAATCAGCATATTGCGAAGCTGTCAATTTAAAGCCTATTTGTGTATCATATTCCTTGTATGTAGCTTTGCTTTGGTCGATTATTTGAAAATGGCATTGATGTAATATTTCCTTTAAATATTTGTCTCTGCCCACTTTTATCCATCGCCATTCTATTTCCTCATCAAATAAGTTATCCAAAGTCAATCCGTACTTATTTAGCATTTCTTCTAATGCTCGCTTTGCGGCTATTGCTTCACCTTTATATCCTTGTTCGGCTAGATTTTTGAGTTTTAATAGTTTGTCCTTTATCTTATCAGGAACTTTATTTATCTCATTCATTGTGTATTATTTTAAAAGTTATCATTTACTCCTTGATAAAGCGACTCATAACAGCGAGCGCAAACAGTGATTATTTTCGTACCGCGTATTCCGCGTTCATACGTTTCGACTTCTATCTCGATCTCTTCGCCCGGTTCGATTTCCTCGCCGCAATCTTCGCAAGTTAGAGTATCAGCAGGACACGCGCCTAGCACCGTACACATTCGACAGTTACCGATACATTGATGATTCGCCGCCATGTCTTTTTACGTTTATATAGTTACAGACTAGCACATAGATAATCGTTAGAAACACGATCAGAAGTGCGATGATAAGTTTGCCCGGTTTCGGTTCGCCTTCTGCGAGGCTGCACGCTAGGAGCATTAAGATGATAGCGATAGGGCTTTGTTTGAGTGTTAGCATGATATTTCGTTTTAATTTGGATATTCTTCACTATAAGCGTATCTAAGTACGTCGGACGCTTTACACCTCCATTTACCGTGTTGGTGTGCGGTTGGCTTATCAGTTGCGATTTTCCCGCGTCCTACTAAATCCTCCAACCTCCGGCGACCTCCGACGATTTCCGCCGACATATTTTTACTAAAGGTTAGTTCTCTCGTAGCGTCATAAATTCGGTTGATTTCATTCGCTAGTTTCTCATTGTAACGTTCTGCTGTCGTCATTGTAGTCGTGTTAAATAGATTCCTGTTTCGGTTGCTTTCGTTTTGAATAGAGCTAATCCCTTTCTTTTAAGTTGGCTTGCCGTTGCTTTTGCGGTATCTTCTTTATCTTTATCGAAGAATACTGGATCGCCTACGTTTAAATCAAGTAAGTTCTTTCGTGTTGGTTTGATTGGTGTTGCTTTCATAATTCCTTCGTTTTATTTGTTACTTATTTATTCATTCATTAACTTTGATGCGACAAAGATAGATATTTATTCGATACAGTATCGAATAGGCGAGATTTTGTATTCGATTTTATATCTAATTAACATACAAGCATATGGGATTACGAGAACGGTTATTGAATTATATTGCCTATAAAGGTATAGATAAGGCTACATTAGAGAGAAAAAGCGGACTATCAAACGA